GCTCGACCGCGAGGCGTCAAACGGGCATGTTTATGCAGGTTCATCCGGGGCTCCTGGGGGCTGGGTTGGTGTCGTAACCCCCATCTTCCAGCGATGCCCCGGATGAACAACCTACTGAGAGATCACACCTAGCCGACGCTAGGCGTCAGCTGCCCCCGCGTCCATGCGGGAGCCCGACGGGGTTGGCCATCCGCTATCCAGATCGTACTGCGCGGCGGCTTCGATCGAAGCGATGGCGTCGATCGCTTCGTGATGCGCACGCTCAGCGCTGAAGCACGCCTGCACATGGGTGGTGATCGCGTCGGCGATGCCCTGCAGATCGGCCAGGGTGAGCGTCACCCAACCACTCTCCGCCTTGAAATCAAGCGTGGTCGGCGCACCGATCAAGGCGGTGGCGATCCGGTTCTGGTCCTCGATGCCGGTCAGCACCCGCACCCCGCCGACCGTGATGCCGCCGGTCTCTCGCTCCCAGCGCAGCGCGGTGGCGCGTTCGCGAAGCCGGCGTTTCGCCTCCGCCAGGTCCTCGGTGCTGCCCTGCGCAGGGTGCACCAACACGCCTTCAACAAGGAGCCAGCCTGGGCCGGCGACCCCGGCCTCCATCACGTGGTCGTAGCCCGGCAGCGTCTGCGCGAACGCAAGCTCTGCATCGATGACGTTGGCGACCCTTCCGCCACGGATCAGCGCGATGCGACTCATGGCACAGTGTCCCAGTACTGATACTCCACTCGACCGGAACCGCCGGCGCCGGCCGACGTTCCAGCACTTCCCCCACTCCCGATAGCGTGCGTGTAGGTGGCTCCGGGGGTAAGGGATAGGGTCTTCTTGGTCACCCCGCCCCCGCATCCGCCTCGTGACGTGGCGCCAGGGTTTCCCCCACCTCCGTCACCGGTGCCAGCGGCGGCATTGGTGGCGCTCAACCCACTGCCGGCAGCCGTCCAGTTGCCCACGCCGCCACCGTTGCCGTAGCCCATGACGCCGCGCTGCGCAGGAGCGCCGCCTGACGTTGCATTGGCCGTGCCTTGGTATGCGCCGATTCCACCGCCGCGGCCAGGCCGGTTGGCCGCGCCACCCTCGGCTTCCAGGAGCACGTTACCGAGGGCATCCGAGATGGTGGTGTTGCCACCGGTGCCGCCATTGGTGTGCCCGCCGCTACCGCCCCCAACGGCCAGTGCATCTACCGCCGGAAGCGCGGTTGCCGGCAGTGTGAACGTGCCGCTGGTCGTGCCCACGTACGTCTTGGGGTACAGCGGCCGGTGCGGCAGAAAGTCACCCATTGGGAGCTGCACGCTCTGGCCGTTGATGCGGACCAACGGGCGACGCTCGGCCATTTACAGCACCACGTAGTCGTAGTCGTCCGTGACCAGCTCCGTGGCGCTCTTGGCCATACCCAGCTTCTGGTCGATCTTGCCGGTGTTGCCGGCGTCGGCCGCATCCAGGGGCACCGCGATGACGCCCCCGGCAGTGCCCAGGTAGTAGTTGGTCCCGACGGTCAGGCCGGTGAGCGCGTCGTTGACCGAGTCGAGCGGGTAGCCCGTCCCTTCCGCATCCGCGGCGACGGACTCCCGCACGAAGCCGTGGGCCGGGCGCGCGTTGGAGTTGTCGGCCAGGCGCGCCTTGAGGACGCCGCCATCTGAGAAGCGGTTGTAGAACTTGCCGGCGCCGATCGCTTCGCTGGCGGTGATCGGCTCCCCAGGGCCGGGATCTTGCCGGCGTCGCCAGCACCAGCCGATGCGGTGATCGGCGTGTACTGCTTGGTCTCGCCGGCGTTCCGATAGAGGACCTTGTCCACCATTTGCTTGCTCCTATGCCAGCTTTACTGGCTCATCGAAAGTGAGGTTGAGGCGGGTCGGCGACGGGGCGTACCCGACCACGATTTCCCAGCCGGTGGCCGGCGGGACCTGGGTGAGCGCGCCGCTGGGCCCGGCGAATACGAACCCCGGGGACCAGGACCAGCCGGCGTCATCGATCGATCCGCCGGCCTTGATGCTGATCGCGGACCCTGCATCGCCCGCGGTGATCGAGATGCCCAGCATCCCGGCGACCGACGCCGCGTCGGTGGGATCCAGGTGGCGGACGCCATCGGCGCCCTCCGAGACCAGCCGCAGGGCCGATACCGTGGCCGCAGCAGGGCGAACCAGAGGTGCCAGCGAGACGACCGGATCACCGGCGGCGCCGTCGGCGTTCTCGACCTGGATGCCCTCGCCGGCAGCGATCGATCACTGGTGCCAGGTCCCATCGCTCCCGCGCACGGCCAGGCCCGCCCCCACCAGAGCGGCCAGCTTCTGCAGGTTCGCCGGCACCTCGCGGACAAGCCTCCAGACGGTCGACGCGATGCCGCCCGTGGAGCCACCGGTACTGCTGCCCGAGCTCCCGCCGGCCTGGCCGCCGGAGTTGCGGACTTGCGACTCCTGCACCAGCGAGCCGTCCGGCCAGCGCAGATCCTTGCCGACGGTCGCCCCGTTGGTGCCATCGCCCCCGACCCGGACGACGCGCCCGAGCTGGTCCTTCAGCTTGATCTTGGTGCCGGCCATCACTGCGCCACGTAGGCCCGGATTACGGCCTGGCAGGCCGCGAGCTGGTCGTCGGCGTCTCGGCCGGCTCGAACAACAGCCCCCGCAAATTCCGCTCGGCGCTCGGCGGCCGCATCACGTTCGCGGGCGGCGGTACTGGCGTCGGACAGACGCTGGGTTTCGCAGCTCGCCCAGCCGTCGCGCAGCCGGAGATTGCCAGCACGCAGGTCAGCAACAACAGCATCAGCGACGGCCGGGGCCGCGGCGCGGGCTTGCTCATGGGTCTCTCCGATGGTGGCCAGGGTGTCGGCCTGCTGGTGCTCGGCGCTGCGAGCGGTTTCGACGGCCTTGGTCTCGGCCTGGGCCTGCTTGGTGGCCTGCCGGCTCTGGGCCAGGTCGGCGGAGCGGTCGCGCCATTCCCAGCCCGCCCAGAAGGACAGCCCGACGAGCAGGGCGGCGGCAGCGGCGTAGACCCGGTTCACTGCGGCCCCTCGCACATCGCGCGCTCATCGCCCCGCCGCAGGGTCAGCCCACGGAGCTCGCGGCCGCCTGCCTTATTCCATCGGTCGAGCTCCGCACACGCCCCTGGCCAGTCGTTGGCTTGGGCCTTGCGCTGAAGGGTCGAGCCGCAGACGACCTTCGGGCCCAGGTTGAAGGCCGCACTCGTCAGGGCCGCCTCGACATGCCGCAGCATCGGCACGCCCATGCACCGGCGGACGTACCCGTTCGCCTCAGCCATGTCCTGGGCCAGCAGCGCGTCGCACTCGGCACGGGTATATCGCTTGCCGGCCTGCACGGTCTTGGTGTGCCCGTAGCAGACCGTCAGCACCCCGACGCTGTCACGGTAGGGCTCGTAGCGGACGCCCTCCCACTTCTGGATCAGCGGCGCAGCCAGGGCCAAGACACCCGCAAGCGCCACCGCGGCGACGCCTCCGCCAACCGCCTTGGTCTTGGCGTCAGTCATCGGAGTCCCCCTGCACCGGATCGAACCGGCGGCCGGAGAGCATCAGCTTGTGCAGCTCACTCTTCCGGCGGTTGTCCAGGACCTTGAAGTAGACCTGCACCAGCAGGCCCAGGAAGGCGATGAAGAGGCCGCCGAACGCAGCAATTTCGTTCGCCGTCAGCCCGCCGAAGAACGCAACGCCGCTGCCGCCATAGGCGACCTTCTGCGCCACCGCCGCAATAGTTGCTTCCGCCGCCTGATCTTTCATGCCCTGCCCCGTTCCGTTTCGGACATGCTGGCAGGGCTTGGCAAGGCTTCAACGGGGAAATGAAAAGCCCCGCGAGTGCGGGGCTTCTTAGTCTCTGTTACTTCCCTTTGGCCGCTGGTGGCGTCACGGTTCCGCTGATGCTCCACCCCTTGGGGGCTTCTTCATCCTTCTTGGCAGGGGCCGCGGCTACCTTGCTCGCCTCCACTAGTTCCACCTGCCCAGTAGGGCTGTAAGACAGCGAGCCCTCAAGTGTTTTGCCTTTCTTCTGAAGAACGTACAGCCAAGGCTCCGGCGTCATCTCGTATGAGATAGAAATCTTCCTACTCGCCAATGGGGCCGTACCCTCTGAGAACAACGAGTACGCATTGCTTGCATTACCCAATCCAACTGCATAATCCCCGAGCTTCAGCACTTTTTTTGCGTAGTCAGCGAACGGGATGATGCCCGCTATTGTTTCGACCGTCTTGCTCTCTATTTCACCCGTGGACTTGGTCAGCGTGCCATCAGACGCAAGCTCTACTGAGGCCGAGGCCTTTCCTACCCAAGGCCGCCGCACATTGATGTAGTGCTGCTGGCTGGAAATTTCCGTCTTTATTACCAGCGCATTTGAAATGAGTGTTGAGTTAGCATCCGCGCCATCTGCACAAACCCTGTCATAAGCTTTCGATACCCCGCACGTGTGCCAAGCTTGCGCGTTCTCATTGACAAGCTTTTCAACCGCCTCATGGAACGACTTAGGGGTTAATTGCGCCCCCTTGCTATCAAGATCACGGTTGATCTTTAACAGTGCAGCCGTCCCATCTTCGCTAAGCAGCATGTCGAATGGAGCCGCAGGCGCGCGGTATTCCTCCCCACCAACTTTCATCACGTACTGGACCTTCCAACGGGTCTGGACCAGCTTCGTTACCTGATAAGTCGCAGGGACTCGAGTAAGAAATGGCACGCCCCCAAGGGTAGTCTCAGTGCCTGCTTCCTTCGCATCTTGCCTTGTGATCTTGTAAACCCCGCAGCCTGATACCAACGCACATACGCCTAGCACAACTGCTGGAAACACCTTCATCCTTGCCCCCTGTACCGGCAGCGACATGCTGCCGCTGGGGGCCTTCTATCACAGCTAAAGACCAGCCGCAGTATCATCCTTAGATAAGAAACCCGCCGAGAGGCGGGTTCTTCGTTTGGGGCTTCGGGCCGCTGGATCACTTACTGGCCAGGCGCTCCAGCCTCCCCCGAGCATCGCGGAGCAGCGACCGCAGCGCGATGTGCAGCCCTTCGGCCGCCAAGCTGGGCAGCGGCTGATAGGCATATCCATCCTCGCTCTCCACCTGCGCGGCATGGATGGCGTCCGTCATCAGTAAATCCGCCACCGCATCGGCTCCTTCGATCGCCTCGCGGATGTACTGAACGCTTTGGTTCTCGTATGGGGCGAG